GATGACTTCGGCGGCTTGGTTGGCCGGGTAGTAGTCCGGCAGCTCATCCAGGGCATACAGCTCGCCGCCGGGGTACGGCGGGACGATCAGATCGCCCAGGGTGATGCGGGCGCGGTAGAGGGTGGAGTCGATATTTAGGGTGCTCATGCCGCCACCCCCCGCTCTGCGCCCACACTTCCTGCATTGCGCCATCGTGCGTTGCCTTCATCAACGCCAGAGAACCACGCATCCGCCTGAGCGGATCCCAGCCTGTGAGGGCAGCGCGGCATGGTGGCCACAGCGCCAGTGCGCCAGCTCAACACCGCGTAGCAACCGGCTTTGTATTCATCGCTGCGCGGATTGCGGCTGGAATGCGGGCCGAATGCGGCCGCAAACAGGAGGTCGGCTTCAGCCTTGCCGGATTGGCTGAAGGTGTTGGTGGTGGTATTCATTGCGCCGTCCTCACGACAAAGCCTTAGCCGGATCAGCCACAATCTCGCCCGCCTTGAGGCCCAGCTTCACGGCGATGTTGTGGGTCTGCCCTCGCGTCGGGTTTCTGCGGCCAGCAAGCACATCGAACACCAAGTTCGGTGAGAACTTGTTGGCAATGGCCCACTGGGTGATGGAAACGCCCTTGCGCTGGAACTCAGCGCGGGCTTCTTCAGTGGTTCTCAACGTCACGTCAATCGCTCCTTTGGTCGAGTCCATTTATGGACAAGTGAGTGCATCATATGTTGATAAATTGACATACGCAAGGGGAAAAATGGACTTCTTTGCCTTCGAACGCGCAGCTCTTCGGCTGAAAGAGCAGGCCGGCGTAGCTACCGATAAAGACCTGAGTGCTCTTCTCGGGATGGATGTATCGGCGTACAACAAGCGCAAAACGCGCGGGTCATTCCCAATCGAGAAGCTGCATGCGCTGGCCACAACACGCCCTGATCTGAAGATCGATGTGGCCTATGTTTTGACGGGGATCACCTCAGCGGCCACAGCCCTGCTGGAGGCCAAGCAGGCGCGCATCGAGCAGGCAGTGAATACCGGGCTGGGCTTTGACGAGATTCGGCAGATGGAGACACAGCGCGACCCCGCCAGCATTGAAGTCATCGTGGCTTTGCTGCGTGAGTGCCGGGCCAGCGAGCTGGCCGCAGTGCATTCACTGCTCACGTCCATCGTCAGCTTGCGCGAAGCACTGCAAGAGGCCCAAAAGCCGCAATGACCGGGTTTGCGGCCTGCCCGCATCAGGTCGCGAAGTGACAGGGAGCCGACAATGCGAAGCAACGAAATGACCGAAGAGCAGCACACAAGGGCGCTGCTGCGCTATGAGCACGCGGAAGAAATCTTGGCAGACTACGAGGCGCAGCACCGCTTCACGCTGCCCAAACCTTGGCGTGACTTGGTGCCCCGGCTGCTGCTTCAGGGCTTGGGCGACCCCGAGTTACACGCCATCTTCGACGCTGCCGCGCAGGTTGAGTTTGAGTCAGGCAGGCTGGCCGAGCAGCCGGCGGACGACTTGGGATTCAAAGACTAGGAGACGATCCCGACAAACTCCATAAAAACGATTGGTTCTTCACCTGCTTCGCCAAAAGCGACAATTTGTCGTTTTTGGCAGTCGTCCCAATTTAGGTAATTTGAGGGATTGGCCCGCCCATGACGGGTCTGAAGTACCTGCCCAAAGAGGCGGCAGCACAGGGAAACTCACATGAGCAACAAGACCACTATTTGCACCGCTTGCGGCCACATCGGCCAGCCGCAAACCGTTACAAAAGGCCACATCCTGCTAGAGGTTGCGCTGTGGCTGATGATGCTGGTGCCGGGGATCATTTATTCAATTTGGCGGCTTACATCACGTCATCAAGCGTGCGAGATGTGCGGTGGCACGGGGCTGATCCCCTTCAACTCACCTGTGGGGCAGCAGTTGATCGCGGCACGCGGCCTGCCACCGGTTCAAGAGCCTGAAACAACAAAGGCGCATGAAGCCGGCAAAGCGCTTGGGGCAGCCTTTCACCAATCCACCACAAAAAAAACCCCACAGAACAGAGTCGTTCCGTGGGGTGAATTCAAGTAGCAGGCGCTCAAAGGCGCTCCGGTTTGACGCTCTGAGGCGTTCTGTTTTGGCGCTCAAGGGCGCTCTGGTTTTGCACTCATGGTGCTCAAGTACGTTTACATGCTTGTAGGCCGGGTGCTCACCAAGGGCTAGCCAAGGATTAAGCGCCCTTGGCCAGCACCGCCACGGCGCGGCTCAGGCGGTAGCCCTCCAGCTCCCACAGCTTTGCACGCGCAGCAGCAAGCACCGCGCGGCGTGCTGATTCGATCCCCACTTCCAGATCAAACGATGCCGGGTCAGCCGGCTTGCTGTAAGCGGTGGTCACCAGGGCGCCATCGGGCAAATAAGCAGCGGCCACCACGGTGGTGCTGTGCCCCAAGCGCACAGTCTCCACCTGCAAACTGGCGTGCAACAGGTTGATGTACTCGGGCGTCAAGCGCACGCCGGGCAATTCCTTGGCCTGAATCATCGCCTGAATATCCGCCTCGTCTTTGGGGATGGTTGACACGGTATCTCTCCGGGTTTGTAGGTGGCCCATGATTCATGGCCTCCTGTATTCGCAGCATCGGGGATGCGGCCAATTAGAGATATTGAGCATGCGTTATCTATTTTTCCGCGCGGTCGCGGGGAAAACTCCGGGTGTCGATTGCCTATCAATCGCCGATTTACTCACCGGAGATTCTCATGCACCCGCCTGCGCCTGTTGCAAATCTGTCATCCGTCGTCAAACCGTGGCAGCGGTCTAAAACTATTTTGTTCAACGCGGTGCTGCTGCTGTTTGTGCTGCTGGGCACGGTGGTGCAAATCGTGGAGCCGACGCTGCCCCTGCTGGCCGATGTGCTGCCCACGCCCGCCACGTCTGCACTGATGCTGTTTGTGGGTGTGGCCAACATCGTGCTACGCGTCATCACGCGCACGGCGGTGAGTTTGGGGCTCACGCTGCCGCCGCTGGATGCGCCGCCGCACGAGCCGCACGACGGCCGCTGGTGAACTGGTACACGCTCAGGAGCCCCGTGATGGCCGATGTACTGCAAACCGCGCGCGAGTGGTTCTCGCCCGTCATGACGATCCTGGGCGTGGTCTACACCTGGATCAGAACCCAGGACTCCGACAACTCGGCACGCATTGAGACGGCCGAGAAAAAACTCGGCACCGCCATCAGCGCACAAGCGGCGCAAGTGGGCTCGCTGGTCTCGCGGGTGGATGTGCTGGAAACCAACCAAAAACACATGCCTACGCATGCGGATATTGCTGACATGCGCGAGCGCCTGGCAAAGCTGGAGAGTGGCTCGGCAGCGCATCAACAAGCCCTTGAGGCAGCGCGCAATGAGCAGCGGGCCACGCGCGATGCCATCGAATCCGTGCGCGATTTTTTGCTCAAAAACACCCTTCAAAAGGGCAAGTCATGAACAGCTTTGCCGACCACATGGCCGAACACCGGCGCTTGAAGATGCTGCATGTGCTGCTCTCCAGCAACGGCTACACCACCAACACGCACGCGATCAACGGCATGACGGCCCGCCTGGGCTACCCCGTCAGCATGGATCGCACCCGCTCCGATGTGGGCTGGCTGGCCGAGCAAGGGCTGGTGGCGGCGGAGGACGTGGCGGGCCTACAAATCGTCAAGCTGACCGAACGCGGCCAAGACGCCGCCAACGGCCTGGCCCAAGTGCCCGGCGTGGCCCGCCCGCGCGCCGGGGAGGTGTGAGCACATGGCCCGCCGTTCCTCCATCGAAGACCTGCCCAAGGAAACCCAGGAGCGGCTGGCTGACCTGATCCGCGAGGGCTGGACGCTGGACGAAATCACCAAGGTGCTCACCGACATGGGCGCCCAGGTGAGCCGCTCGGCGGTGGGCCGGTACGTGCAGAAGCAGAGCATGGCGATGCTGCGCTACCAGGAAGCGCAGGCGGTGGCCAAGGTTTGGGTGGATCGGATCGAAGCTGAGCCAGATGGCGACGTGGCCCGCTTACTGCCGCAGATGTTGAGCGCTGTGGCATTCAGCACTATCGACGCCATGAGCGACGCCGAAAACGGCGCCGAGGCGATGGATGTGATGCTGATGGCCAAGGCCATCAAAGACCTCAGCGGCGCAAAGATGAGCCAGGCGCAGCTGGAGCTGAAGATGCGCGAGGTGCGCGAGCAAGCGCGCCTAAAAGCACTAGAAGATGCCGCCAAAGTAGTGGGCGAAGCTGCCCGCGCCCAGGGCATGGACGAGGAGCAGGTGGACTTCTGGCGCCGCAAAGTTTTGGGCGTGAAGTGATGGCTGCTCAATCATCGGCACTGGCTCCACGCACCGATACCACCCGCTATGTGGAGTGGGACGAGCTGCCGGACACCGTCAAATCCATCCCGCTGGGATTCAACCCACTGGCCGAAGGTGTGCTGATGCGGCACCAAGCCGAGTGGGTCAGCATTGATGCGCCGATCAAGGTGTGCCCCAAAGGGCGCCGTACCGGCATCACGTTTGCCGAGGCACTTTCCGACACCCTGATTGCGGCGTCCCGCCGCTCTGCCGGTGGCCAGAACATCTACTACATCGGCGACACCAAGGAAAAGGGCCTGGAGTTCGTGGGCTACACGGCCCACTTGGCCCGCGTGATTGCCGAAGCCCAGGGCACAGGATGCAGCCGGATCGAAGAGTTCATCTTCAAAGACCAACAGCCCGACGGCAGCACCAAGGACATCACCGCCTACCGCATCCGCTTCGCGTCCGGGTTTGCGGTGGTGGCGCTGTCTGCCAAACCGGCCAGCATCCGGGGCCTGCAAGGCATCGTGGTGATCGACGAGGCAGCCTTCCACGCCAAGGTGGCCGCCGTACTGGAGGCCGCGACCGCCCTACTGATCTGGGGCGGCAAGATTCGGGTCATCAGCTCGCACAACGGGAAAAAAAACCCTTTCAACCAGCTGGTGCGCGACATCGAAATGGGCCAGTACGGCCCCGATGCCAAGGTGTACACGGCCACGTTTGACGACGCCGTGCGCAATGGCCTGTACGAGCGCGTGTGCCTGATGACGCGGCAGCAGCCGACCGATGAAGGCAAGAAGAAGTGGTACACGCAGATTCGCCAGCTCTACGGCCCCCGCAAAGCCGCCATGCGCGAGGAGCTGGACGCCATTCCGCGTGACGGCGCCGGCGCGTCCATCCCCGGTGTGTGGATTGACCGGGCGATGCGCGAGCCGCGCACCGTGCTGCGCCTGACGTTGGATGACGACTTCGTGCGCTTGCCCGACCAAGTGCGCCGCGACTACGCCAAGAGCTGGATCAAGCAGCACCTGCTGCCCGAGCTGGCCAAGCTGGACAAGAGCCAGCAGCACGTCTTCGGCCAGGACTATGCCCGCCACCGCAACTTCACCGAGTTCACCCCGATGGCGCTGACGCAGCAGCTCAAGCGCGTGGTGCCGTTCGTGGTGGAGCTGCACAACGTGCCATCTCGCCAGCAAGAGCAAATCCTCTGGGCGCTGATCGATGGGTTACCCAGGTTTTCTGGCGGTTCGATGGATGCCACTGGCCCCGGCCAGCAGATGGCCGAGTACACGGCAGACAAATATGGGCACCAGATGATCCACCAGGTCACCCTGAACGTCGGGTGGTACAGCGCCTGGATGCCCAAGATGGTGCAGCGCTTCGAAGATGACCACATCGACCTGCCCCGTGATGCCACTCTGGAGGCCGATCTGCGCTGTGTGGAGGACGTGGACGGTGTGCCGCGTGTGCCCGATGCCAACACGCGCGACCTGAAAGACCCTGAACTTTTCCGCCACGGCGATTTCGCCATCTCGCTGGCCCTGGCAGAGCACGCCGCCCTGAACCTGTGCGCTGAATTTGCCTTCGAGAGCGGCGGCCCGCGCTCCGACCCCGATGACATGGGAGCTTTCATCAATGGCTGACACGCCCCGGCGCCGCATGCGCGCCATCACCGAGCCGCTGCTCCCCACCGACACCCTGCCCACCGGCGGCACCATGCCCCCGGCGGTGCTGGACACCGAGATTGGCCACCGGCTGCGCGACCCGTTCGAGCCGCTGTTCATGGGCATCATCCGGCCCAACGACTCGGTCTTGCGTGAGAAGGGCGGTTACCACGACTGGCGCATCTACCGCGACCTCAAGCGCGACGGCAAGGTCAGCAGCGGCATGAGCAAGTTCGTGGGCACGCTGCTGCGCTACCCCTATCAGATCAGCCCGCTGGAGGAGTCAGCAAAGGGCAAAGCGGATGCCGATACGCTCAAGCGCATCCTGGACAACACGCCCTTCAACCGCGCCTGCCGCAACTTGCTGGAGGCCGAGCTGGTGGGCTGGTCGGTGATGGAGGTGGTGCCGACCTGGCGGGATGGGCTGATCGTGCCCGCGCAGATGGTGCAGCGCCCGCAGCGCCGCTTCGTCTATGTTCAGGATGACCCGCGCCAGCCGCCCGAGCTGCGCATGCTCACCACCACCGACATGATCCGGGGCGAGGCCATCCCGCAGCGGCAATTTGTCGTTCACAAGGTGGGGGATGAGGACGACAACCCCTACGGCTTGGGCCGTGGGCATCAGCTCTACTGGCCTGTGTTTTTCAAGCGCAAGGGCATCGCGGCGTGGTCGAAATTGGTGGATCGCTTCGGCTCGCCGACCCCCTGGGGCAAGTACCCCAACGGAGCCACGGGGCCGCAACGAGCCACGCTGCGCGACGCGCTGACGGCGTTCAGTAACGATGGTTTTGTGATGACGCCCGATGGCAACACCATCGAGCTGATCGAGAGCAAGCTCACCGGCAGCATCACCACGCAAGAGGCGCTGTGCCAGTACATGGACGACTGGATCACCGAGGTGTGGTGCCAGCCCCCATCGCACGGTGCGGGCGGTGCGCAGGCAGCGGCAGCGGTGGAGCGGGAGCGCCTGCTGCTCGACCAAGTGCAGGCCGCCGATGAGCTGCTGAGCGACACGATCAACGAGACGCTGTTGCGCTGGCTGTGCGAGTGGAACAACCTTACACCGTGCAAGATTAGCCGGCAGATCAAGCCCTCTGACGACCGGGCCGCGCGCGCCGAGGCTGATTCCAAGGTGTTCGGGATGGGGTTTGAGCCCGAGCAGGAGTACATCGACGAGCACTACGGCACCGGCTGGCGCCCCAAGCAGCAGCCCGCGCCAACTGGACCGCAACCGGCGCCCGGCGACCATGTGCCCGGCGACAAGCCGCCCACGGAAGGCGGCCCTGGCCTGAGCCTGGCCGCCAAGCTGACCCAGCTGATGGCGCGCCGCAACCCGGCCAGCTTCGCTGAGGGCAAGCCGGCCAAGCTGCCCGCCGACCAGCTCGAGCTGGACAAAGCCGTGCAGGATTTGCCGCCCGAGATGCTGGCCAAAGTGGCCCGCGAGATGCTCACGCCGCTGATGCAAGCGGTGGAGGAAGCCCCGAGCTTTGAGGAGCTGCTAGCCAAGCTGGAGACGGTGTTCCCCGGCGTGCCCACGGCTGAGCTGCAATCCACCCTGGCCGAAGCCATGTTCAACGCCGAACTGCATGGCGTGGTCAGCGTGGACGCTGAGGCCGCCTGACGATGCCCACGCTCGCTCTTGACCTGACCCGGCCCCCGGCGGATGCCGTCGAGTTTTTCGACGCCAAAGGCAACCGCCTGACTTGGGACTGGCGCGACATGCTGCGCCAGGATCACGACCTGGCGTTCACTGTGGCCAAGGTCACCAGCGAGGAGGTGCTAGGCGCCATCCGCACCCAGGTGGCCAAGGCCATTGGCCAGGGCATGACGTTTGCCGAGTTCAAACGCACACTCAAACCGCAGTTGCAGGACTTGGGATGGTGGGGACGCCAGGAGCTGCTGGACGGCGAAACCGGCGAGGTGACCACGGTGCAATTGGGCAGCGACCGGCGCTTGCGCACTATCTACCACACCAACATCCAGACAGCCTACATGGCCGGGCGCTACAAGCGCATGGTGAGCAACGCGACCGACCGGCCCTACTGGAAGTACGTGGCCATCGTGGACGGGCGCACCCGCAAAAAGCACCGCGAGCTTGACGGCAAGGTGTTCCGCTGGGATGACCCGATCTGGCGGCTAATCTTCCCGCCAAATGGTTTTGGCTGCCGCTGCCGCGTGGAGGCCCTGACGGAGACCGAATTCCAAGCGCTGGGCATTGAGCTGAGCAACAGCGAGGGGATGCTCGTCACCAAGGAGGTGACGATGCCCGATGGCCGCAAGATTCCGGTGACGGGGCTCAAGGGCATCCTGCCCGACGGCGGTGACTTCTTTCCCGACGTGGGGTGGGACTACAACCCGGGTGACTACCGGGCCGCTAAGGCGCGGCTGGAGAGTATTCAGGAAGAGAAGGCGGCGATGGCCAAGCGGGCGGAAAAGGCAGCGGCGAAGCAGGCTGCCAAAGAAGCCGAGCGCAAGGCTGCCGAGGCGGCAGCAAAGAAGGCCGCCGAAGAAGCGGCAGCGAAGAAAGCGGCCGAGGCGGCAGTGAACAACCCGGCGCAATGGCACGCGCGCATCGAAGACGACGTAAACCAAGCACGCAAACGCCCCGAGATTGCACGCACCGGCGCAGACCACGATAAGTTTGTCAAAGCCGTGCAAGACGCCGTGGCCAAGGGCGAAACCCGCTCCGTGGGCACGCTGAGCGCCAGCGTGCAAAAAGCGCTAGGGGCCACGTCTGCCGAGATCAAGCTGGCTGATGCAGACGTGGTGCGCTGCGCGCTGCATGGGCACCGCATAGCCGATGCGCCCGCACGCTTAAAGCAGCTGTTTGGCACTGCGCAGCTGGCTGTGAAAGATGGCAACACGCTGCACATCTGCGGCAAAAACGCCGCCAGCAAGTGGGAGATGGCTACCCTGGAAACTACGGAGGCGGGCGATGTGCTGCTCAAGATGCTTGCTGGCACTACCCAGCGTGAAGCCCTTGAGTTAGCCAAGCAGGGCACGCTGTTACTGAACAAAGTGCCCCCGTTGCCACCGCTAGCGGATACAGATTTTGTGAAGGCTGGGGCGGAAATTACCAATTCCATGCCCCCACTTGACCCGGCAAATCCGCAAGACTGGCACGCCGAGCTTTACCGCCGCGTGCGTTTGCTTGGCAGGCTGGGTGCTGGTTCTAAAAACTTGGCTACGCCAACGGGCGAAGCCATTGCAGCCACGCGCATGTACCCGCAAGCGTGGGTGGATGTGAGCGACAAGCTGGGCGTGGTGCATTCGCGCGTCAGCGCCACGGGCCGGGGTTACGCTTGGACTGCACTTGTTGACCGTGCAATCCCCGACACGCTGACCGAGTTCCTCGACCTCAAACAGGTCAAAAAAGGCGAGGGCGTGATTACGCACTGCGCGGGCGATGTGGGCACCGCAATCCACGAATACGCTCATCGGCTGCAAACTGCCATTCCAAGGCTAGACCGGCTGTTTCAACGCCTGCACGTGGGGCGCGTGAGCAAAGACCCGATTGAGCAACTCAAGGTCATCACGGGCAACGACGGCTACAAAGACGAGGAAGTGACCCGCAAAGATCACTACGTCAACCCATACCAGGGCAAAGAGTACGCAGTGAAAGATGACAAGGCCCTGCCCGGCGGCGCGCTGGAAGTCATCACAATGGCGATGGAAGCCGTGGTGGGGGGCAATGCGCTCAGGCCGTTTAGCGGGAACAAAAAGATGTTGCAATTACATGGATCACGCGAAGCGTTAAGCACTGTGTACAAACAAGACCGTGAAGTGCTTGACTTGGTGGTGGGAACTCTGCTTCACTTCATGCCTTAACCATCATGCAGCACACTATCAACGCCCAACCGAAGTTCACTGGCGACATCAATCTGTTTGCCGGCTGGCCGGAGTTTCTTTATGTAACTCAGCCCCTGGTGTTTACATGGAACGATGAAACCGGCGAAGTGTCCGGCCCTAGCGCAGAGCTTGTGCGCGAAATTGCACAAGGTGAAGCCAAATACGGCCCACCGCCCGGCGGGATGTGGACGTTCAGCGCTGGCGCGCTCAAGAGTCGCGCTGAGATGGCGGTGCTTATTGCGTCTGAATGGGAGCTGCCCGCCGAGCTGCGGGACGATTTCCCTCTCTACGAAACTCCCTTCCCAGCGCTGCCGTAATGCCCCGGCTATCTTGCCCCACGACCGATGATTACCATCAACGTCAACGGGTTCGGCCAGGGCCAGCAATGGCTCGCAGGGCTGCACACCCGGCTGACTGACCTCACGCCGCTATACAAGCGGCTGGCTGGGACGCTGGAGGCTGAGACGGGTGCCAACTTCGCCGCCGACGGGCGCCCCAAGTGGCAAGACTTGGCCGATTCCACCTTGGCGCGGCGGCTGAAGAGCAACAACGGCAGCTCAGTGCTGCAAATGCTGCGCGACAGCGGCATGCTGGTGAATTCTGTTCATGCCGAGTTCGGCGCCGATCACGTTCTGATTGCGGCGGGCGGGAATGGTTCTTCCCCCTATGCTGCGGCTCACCAGTTCGGCACCACGATCAACCGTGGCCCGTCCCAAACAAAAGTTCGCCTGCGCACCGATGCCAAGGGCAACCTACTGCGCCAAGCCAAAAGTGACAATTTGGCCGTTTTCGCTCGGAAGGATCACAAGCGGGCTCGGGAGAGCTGGCATGAGGTCAAGCCGTTCACGATCCGCATCCCGGCGCGGCCGTACCTGCCGTTCACAGGCACCGCAGAGGCCCCAGAGTTGCAACCGCAGGCCGAAACAAGCCTGCTTGCCACTATCACCCGCTACATCTACGACACCACCGACTAATTTCACCGGCTGCAACTGATTTGCAGAGGCATCCCAGCGCATCCCACTCGATCCCGGCAAATCCCGGATTTATCGCGCCATCCTCTCTCTGGATATCTCAACTCCCTTCACGTGCTGGTGCGCGCTGGCAAAACCACCGCCGTGGTGATGTTCTTGTGCGCCGGTGCCCAAGTGGCCAGCTACATGATCACTTTGGCCGATTTACCCAGCGTGCTCACCGGCTGGCTTGGCCCCCTGGTGAACAGCCCCAAGCTGCTGATGGCAGTGATGATGGTGACGCTGGTGCTCATTGGCACGGCGCTCGACCTCACGCCCACCATCCTCATCTTTGCGCCGGTGATGCTGCCCATTGCCGTGAAGGCCGGCATCGACCCGGTGTACTTTGGCCTGATGTTTGTGCTCAACGGTGCCATTGGCCTCATCACCCCGCCGGTGGGCACGGTGCTCAACGTGGTGGCTGGGGTGGGGCGGCTGCCCATGCACCAAGTCATCAAGGGCGTGAACCCATTTCTCATCACCTACACGCTGATCTTGGTGCTGTTTGTGATCTTTCCGCAGATCGTCACTGCGCCGGTGGCCTGGTTGCGCTGA